AAAGACCTGATGTCACTTAAACAGATTAAGAACAAGACACAATTTGATTACTACAGACAAGCTAAGAGCGACTGTGGTCTGGCAATGGCTGGAGACTTACCTATTTTGGGAAGTTTCTACCGGATGCTGGGCCGTGGTAGTAATGCCAAACCTATACCGAATATTATCCCAACATCAGGTATGGAATTTATGGCAAAAGGGCTGAGTAGAGGACAGAAACCTGTAACCCACCAGTCTCGTATTTCATTTTATACAACATTTGATGTAACACCCATGGAGCAGATGGCCATTGAGAGTTACTATGATGGTCTAACTCCTACATATTCACTTCCTGCCTCCGTTGAAGAGTTCACATACAATACATCAATAAATACACTATTATCATAGTCTTCTAACACACATAGCAAACCATAAACGAAGTTTAAACACCTATATCAAATAAATAAATAAATAATAAATAAGATTATCAATCTACCATGCCGAAGAAAAACAGATCACTCACCATGGTTGCGGGAGCACCAAAACAATCCAAGGCACAGAAACAGAAGAAGTCCCGCAACAAGGACATCACGCGTTATAAGGCGCATATTAATGCCCCTTTGTCGAACCGTGGCAAAGTTAACCGTGCTTGTCTGGATAAGCTGTGTGCCGCCGTATGCAGCCAAATAGACCCATTCTGCGCCCAAGCTTGCGGAGCTAAGCGCCTCGACGAAACGACAACAAAATCAATACCTATGCAGTTCAGAGTTTTAACAGACTTACAACAACTCACAGCACTTGGTGGTACCGCTGGCACTCAGATTCAACCGAATCTAGCCAATGTTTACCGCCGAGCTACAGCTGCCACAACACGGGATCTGAACGTGTGGGGCGCCTGGGCGGCCTTTCCTGGTTATAGCACTGCTAATTTCTCAGGGTATAGGGTCGTCTCGGGTGGAGCTCACATTTTCACAATTTCACCCCCTACTGCTGCTAATGGAGTGGTAGGTGTCTTCACTCATTTGGGTGCAGCACCTGCTACTGTAGATTTGGCGTCGTCACTTTACACGGATGTTTACCGCGACACTCGTTACAATAACGAGTTTTGTGTGACGTTTAAGAGCGAAGGGAAACAGGCTAATTCGTATATAGCAATATCCGACACCTCTTCCCCAGCTTGGACAACACATACAATTTTTGGGGATCTTATGACTCTGGTCAACAACGAATTCGTCAGCTTTATCGAGATTACACTAAATGTGGAAATCCACGCCGTCGAAGAAACAACATACTCACTAATCCAGGCCGGAGCATCTCCTGCGGTGCCACAGGTTGAAGCCATTGCTGCTAACACGCTAGCTGCGCTCAACCCTGTCACTGTAGGGGATCAGGCAAACGCTTCCAAAGTCGCCAAGTCGACCGCTTGGGAGCAGGTCAACAAAGCGGTAGAATTCATGGCACCTTTGGCACTAGAGGCCTTGATGCTACTGATATAATCAAATGACACACAGATGTCAATATATATAAATAAATACAGAAAAACATATAGAACCGTTAGTGTAGACTTGAACTCGCTACACAACTCGGACAAAAATAAAACCAACACTGACGAGAGCAGAATAAACACAAAATAAACAATCAACTTCCAAATCATTACTCCAGCAAACTTAGTAACTGGTGTGTGTCATCCCTTGCGGCCACAGAGTCGATCGGCGAGTTTGGTACTCGCAGGAACATCATGTCTTCAATCTTTATCTCAACCAGGATTGAAGGGGTACAGAGATGTCCATTTAACAAAATCAACTTAACCGCCATTAGGCGCCCGAAGCGAACTAGGTTCCTTCATCTTCGGATTTCGTTCAGCCCATTGGGCAAACCCCCCTTCACTGAGCAGAGGGTCCACCAAGACCTACCCAAAAACTGTACTGTA